TCGCCGCCGCCGCCCCTGGCTGTAGCTCCGGCCCCGCCATCGCGCGCTTGAGCGACTCGATCTCGGTGACCATCGGTCGCCCGCCCATGGCTTTGACGTTGTCCATGGTGTTGAGGATCTGATCCTTGAGGAAGCGCTGGAAGGACGTGGCGTTCTGCAAATACTGCTGCGGAACAGCGTCGATGCCGAAGATCGACGCCGCCTTAGCGGCAAGCTCTGCCTTCTCTTCCGCGAACGCCCCAGGCTGGTAGCTCTGCATCAGGCCCTTGATTTCCTCCAGCCGGTCATTCACGACCTGACGCGCTTGCATCTTCTGTGGAAGCGCGGCGTCGGTCTTGGCGGCGTCCTCGCCCATGCCCTTGCCGTATGCGATCTGCGATTCCGTGCTCGCCTTCTCCTGAGCGACGCCAGGGATCTGAACGCCGCCCGCCATGCCACCCTCCCAGATCTTATGGGCTTGTTCGATGAACGACGCCCCCTGCTTCCTCGTCGTCTCGTCGGGGCTGGCCAAGTAGAGTTGCCCGCGACGCACCAGTTCATACGGGTTCTCGGACCACTGCTTGTCCTTCCAGAACTGATCGTCCGGTCCTGGCGCTCCCGGAGGCGCTGCAGACGCGTCAGGAGCCGCGCTGGGCGGCGTTGTCGCTGTCGGGGCTGCAGTGGTAGGCGCGGCGGCTGGAGGGGCGCTGGCGGGCTTCCCTGTGGGTCCTGCAGGGGTCGTGCTGGTCACCGTGGGAGAGACGGCGCCGGGGCCGATCGGCACCTTCGGTCCAGCCGCGACAGGCGACTTCACGCTTGGCGCGGTCGAGGGAGCCGAGGGCGCAGAGGTTGACGGCGCGGACACGGCGCCGGGGAGCGTCGGCATCTGCGGCGGATCGCCCTTGCCGCCGCCTGCGAGCCAAGTCTGATACTGGACGCCATATGCGCCCAGCTTCGCCTTGTACATCTCAAGGCTCAGATTCTGCGTGGCGAGATTGGTCTGGGCGTCGCGGTATTTCGCTTGGCTCTGATAGTCCTGGATCTGGGCCTCGTTCTTCTGCCACTCGCGATCGAGTTCACGCTGCTTCTGCATGTACTGCATGCCCTGCATCGCGCCCTGGCCGATATTGGTCATGGCGTTCGGCGAGGTGCCGCCCATGATGGAAAAGCCCACCGCCATCAGCGTCTGGCTGAGATCAGGCGACATGAGCTTTCTGTCGGGCGGGCGAGCGGCGTCCTCTATGGCCGCGTTCATCTGCTGCTGCTGCTGCCCGTTCTGATCAGGGCCGCCCGCGTAGGCCAGCGCACTTCCGCCAGAGCCGCCGCCACCACTGCCGCCACCGCCACCACCACCACCCTGGCCCTTGACGTAGGCATCGCCCTTCCATGGTCCGAGGCCGCCTTTCTTCATCTGATCCATGGCGAACATGTTCGCCTTTTGCCATTGGTTGGGATCGCGCGGGTCGATGCCCGCCTTCTCTGCGTCAACGCCCATGCCCGCCTTGGTGTTAAGCTGGAAGTCGCCAAAGCTGAACGGCTTCCCATTCTCGACATCGACGGTCGAGGGACCAGCGCCGGGGGCGTTGAGGCCTTCGGCGCGGGTGACGCCAGATGCGCGGTTGGGATCAAGGCCGATGCTCTTCGCATAGGCGCGGTTGAAGGCGTCGCGCTGGGCGGGGGTCGTCTCGGCGCGGTTGGTCGGGAACGCGGAGGCATCGAACTTCGAAGCCGCAGCGGGCGCAGCCGCCGTGGCAGACGAGGGGATCACGATCGGGGCAGGAGCAGGGACTGGCGCAGGAGTCGGGGGCGCGGGCGGGCCAGCACCAAGCATTGGCGCGGACCCGCCCTCATCAAAACCCGAGCGTGTGATCCCTCCCAGCCCATAAGCGATGCGACCGCCGGTCGCGCTGCCAAATGGGCGGAGCCACTCACCGCCCCCTCGCTGTTGCGCCAAGGCCTGTTGCTGGGCGGGGCTCATTGCGGCTTCCGCCGTCTGAGCGGTCACCACCCCTCGTGGGGCTGGGGCCGTCGGCGGGCCGGTTGCGCTCGCGGTGGCTGGCGGGGCGCCAGGGGCAGGACTGCCTGGGTTTGCAACGACAGTAGGGGCAGTTGGTGGCCCTTGCGTCTCGCCGCCTCCATACCCCTGGTTAGCATATCCCTCGGTAGGCGCCACGCTGGGCGAATAGGCTGGCCCGAAGGTCGGCCCTTGCTGCGATGGCGATCCACCCCCATACCCACCAGCAACAGCGGGGCCGGCAGGGCTTGGCGTGGGAGTGCCGCCTCGGTTGGCTATCTGGTCCTTTAGCGCCTGAATGACAGTAGGATTGCCGAGGCCTTGTCCTTCCGCGACCGCGTCGCTGCCGATGCCACCAGGGCCGACGCTAAGCCCCGGCGCGCCGAGTCCGCCCGGTCCCCCGGCGACGGCGTCGCTGCCAATGCCGCCGGGGCCCCCTGGCCCTAAAGTGGCGAATGCGTTCTGCCCTGTATTGCTGGCCGCAAGGCCAGGATCGTTGCCTTTGACAGTCGCAAACCCGTAGCCGGGGGCAACGCCCGCCCCGAGGGCTTGCAGCGAGTCTCGTACGGCGGTGTCACTCTGGGCCGCCGCCGCGTTGGCCTGCCCCTGCGGGCTGTGGGTGCCAGTCCCAAATCCAGAGCCGAATGCAGATGGCGTTCCGCCAAAGGCCCTCATCTGCGCCAAGGCCTGTTGCTGGGCGGGGCTAAGCGCAGCTTCCGCTTGCTGGGCGGTTATAGCCCCTGCATGCGCCGAACCGATGCCAAAGGCGTTGCCGATCGCAGCCGCCAGCCCTCCTGGGCCTGCCGTCGTGCCGCTCCCGCCTGCCGCCGTGCCGCCGCCACCGCCTGTCGTTCCACCTCCAAAGCCCCCACTGCCTGATGGACCTACGGAGTAACCGCCCACCCCTGGTGTTCCGCCCGTACCGGCAACGCCACTAGGGCCAACGGAGTTGTCCGCGCCTATGCCAAGGCCAGGACCATAGCCTGTGGTAGTTCCCATGGTAGCACTACCACCAGCGTCGCTCGTTCCGTCGTCGGCAGTGCCGCCGTCCTGAAACCTCGATCGTACGATCCCACCAAGGCCGTAGCTGCCACTGTCGTCAAACGCCGTGTCCGAAATGTTGGAGAAGGTGTCGGCCCCGCCGGTCGTCGAAACGTCGTCAAGGGTGGCGAAGTCAGCGCTGCTGGGGCCACTGGCGCTGCTGGCCATGTTCTTGCCGATCTGGCCGATCGCCTTGCTAAGCTGGTCCGAGGACTTGAGCATGTCGTTGAGCGACATCGCCTGTGACTGCGACGGGGTCGCGCCCTTCGGGATGCTGCTGCCAGCCGCCGTCAACGGCGCAAGATTGACGAGCGACATGGCGCTCGGGATCGGCTGGACCGTGGGCATTTGCCCGTAGGCGCCCAACGAAGCGAGGCCGCCGCCTTGGAAGCCCTCGCGCGCGGACTTGGAGCCCGCGTCGAACAGGCCGCCGAAGCCCGCGCCTTGGCCTTGGCTGTCGCGGCCGGTCACGCCGTGGCCCTGCGGCGTGTAGCCGGTGGCGCCCACGAGCGGCATCTGGCCCATGACGCCGCCCGAGTTGAAGCTCGGACGGTCTTCATCACCCCAGGAACCAGCTATCTGATCGTCAGCAGCAGCGGGCCTCTCTGGGTATCCAGCGATCGGGTTAAACATCATGCCGCTGCCGATCCGGAAGCGGTTCAAATCGATTCCGGTCGGGAACCTCCCCGGATTCGGCGTGTCATTCGGGTTGAGCGTCGGCAGGGTCATCTGCGGCTGGGCATTGGCCTGCGGGCGCGGATAGGTCTGATCTGGCCAGCGGATCGACGGGTCTCTCGTTTCGTCAGGATTGAGGGCAGGCAATGGCATTGGCGCGTCGGGCCGCGAGACGCTGACGGTCGGCCGAGGAGGCGGCGCCGGAGCCTGCGCTACGGGCGCAGGAGCGGGGCGAGGCGGCGGGTAGGGAACGTGGGCAGGGAGAGGCGCGCGCGCAGCAGGCGCGCTATGCCGAGGCGTATATATCGGTCTTGAAGGGGGCAGCGGCGCGGGAGCGGCAGCAGGAGCAGGGATCGCCGGATGATAGGCCGCGCCGCGCGCATTGCCAGTCGTCGGCGTGTAATAGCTGTAGCGCGGATCATCCAGGCCGCCGCCCTCCTGTCTTCCGATCCGTCCGCCGCGCGCATGCGGAGCCGTCTGGGTGGCTGGCGTCTCGATCCCCGGCCGCGCGATCAGGCCAGCCAGCGAATTTTCCGCCCCTGCAGTCTGAAAGTCATTGGCCGGGTGCTGATAGTCGATCGGCGCAAAGGTCGTCCCCGGCGGCGCGCCGGCAAGGTTCGGCTGCGACGGTGTGATAACGTCATTGCCGAACGACTGGCCGCCAACCCCGCCCGCGCCGCCACTTGCGCCGCTCCCCCCGCTCGCGGCGGAGAACAAGATGTTGGGCACGCCGGATACTGGGTTCGGGCTCCCCCAGCCCTGCGCAATCGCCATCGGCGTGGCGTAGTCGATGAAGCCGAGATCAGGCGCCGTCGTGGCGTTGCCAAACGTCGGCGTAGCGCCACCGCCCTGGTAGGGCAGGCGCCCGTAGTTGATCGCCGGATAGGGGGTCAGGGGCGAAGGGCTGCTGCCAGACGATGTCGTTGGCGCGCGCTGGCCTTGGCCGAACAGCGTCCCTGCCGGCGAATAGTAGAGGCTACCTGCGCCCTGGCGCCCAGACCCCGCGCCCGCCCCTGGCACCCCCATCATCGCCAAAGCCCCAGCGGGGCTGAAATGTCCGGACCCTACGTCGTAGGGCGTTCCTGTGGGGCTGACGCCGCCCAAACCGCCGCCAGACTGGAAACCCGCGCGCTCCGCTTCTCTGGTGGCGGCGTCGTAATCGACGTATTTTAGGCCGCCAAAACCCTCGCCAACGGCGCTCGGATGTCGACGCTCGACCTCCTGGGCGCTGAGCCCGATCTGGGTGCGAGGGTCGCCTCGGTAGTTGAACTTATAGATCGTCTGATCGTCGAAAGTCTTGCCGACCGGTTCGAGGTTCTCTTTCATCCGGACGTCGGAGAAGATGCCCAGCGCGGAGGCGGCGCTTCCCAGCGCGCTGCTAACGCCGGGACTGCCGAGAGCGCCTAATCCCGCAATGCCCAGGCCAAGGTCCTGGCTGAGGCTGCTCGGACCCGGCGCTGACGTTGACGACGTTCCCCCGCTCGCGCTGCCGATCCCCTCGATGACATTGCCGAGAAAGCCGGTCGTCTGAAACGGATAGGCCTGCCCCTGCGTCCAGTCGCTCTGCAGCGCCGTGTCGATCGCCTGCTGCTCGGTCTGCGGAACCATCCCGGCGCTGACGTCGGCGGTCGCGCCCTGGAGGCCTGCAGTCTGCAGCCCCGCGCCAATGCCAGCGGTCTGCGCCGCCCCGGCGAGTTGTGTTTGCTGCTGGTTGTTAAATTCCGCCAGCGCCTGTTCGTAGTTGGTCTGGTTGAGGCCCGCGATCGTCGGAGCCTCGGACAAGTCCTGCTGCCCAGCCAGGATTGCTTGCGAGACGCCCGCCCGGTCGCCGCCGAACGCGCCCGCACCGATGTTCTGGCTGTTCAGGAACTGCGCTTGCTGTTCGTTTTGGTTCTGAAACTCCGCCTGAGTCGCGTTGACGACGTCTGTTGTGAACGGGTTCTCGTACTGGCCGATCGACGCTGCGGTCGGGCCCGCCATCGCCGCCTGCGTCTCCTGCCCCGCTTGGGTGTAATAAGGCTGCGCCGCCTGCGCAGCTTGGCCGACTTGCCCAAGCCCGGTCAGGGTCTGGTTGCTCAGCGGCGCGACTTGTTCGCCGGGATAGGGCGTATAGGGCGTGTTGGCGACGCTGGTCGCCCGGTTCACAAGGCCCTGGTAATTGGCCAATACCTGGGGCGGCGGCGCCGACGCCTGGGTCGTCGTTTGCTGATTGCCGGTCCCGCTGCCCTTTGAGCCCATGGCTCACTCCGCTGCGACTTGATTGGCGGAAGGGGTTAACGACAAGCGCACAAGCTCCGCCGCTTGGTTCTCCGGCCGATAGCAATAGAACTCGCCCACCTTCGGCATCACCCGCTGATAGAGACGGCACTTCGCCTCGGTCCGCTTGTTGGAGAGCACGCCGCACAGGAAGTCGATGCCGAGGTCGTCAGCGCATCGCTTGCCATAGGCGAGGAGATCTTGCGCGAAGTGGGATTTGCGCGCGTCGGGCCGCACGTAGTTGAAATATTCGAGCAGTTGGAAGTCGTCGCTGTACCAGATCGGCTCGATCACCATGAAGATCGCCGCCAGGAGATTGTGCGGCTCGCCGATCACCCCAATGATGCCGCGCGTGCGCTGCGTCGCTAGCCGCACCATCGCCGCCACCTTCGGCCACGCCAGCGGATGCAGCCCCGCCTCGGCGTGCATCAACGAACATAGATTGAAGATCTGCATCTCGTCGCCTTCGCCTGCGAGGCGGATGTGGCTCAGATCGGCAGAGGGCTTGGGCGGCCTCGTGTTATGCGAAAATTCTCTGGACATTTATTTTGCAGGCCCCGGCAATTTTTTGAGCGTCTTGATGTGGTCCTGGCGCAGATGATTCACCCAGGCGTCGAGGATCTCGTGGCCTCGGTTGATGTCGCCTCGACCTCGGCGCTTCACCTCGCCCGGTGGCACGACGAACTCGCCGCCGCTGATGTTGATCGGCGTTCCCGGCTGTCCGCCCTCACCGGGAACGACGCCGCCGTGCGCGTCGCCGCGTGAGAAGGTCGGCTGGCCTTCAGAGCCGTGCGGACCGGCATAGAGGGTGTAGCGTGGCATGCCCGCGATTCGCGGCGCGATGCCCTTCGGGATGTTGACGCCTGGGCCCATCGGCAGCTTCTGCGGCGTCGCCCCGAATGGCGCGCCAGTCCCCCCATAGGGCGCGCCCTGGCCCATCAGCGCAGTCTGCTTGGCCGACTGAGCCTGCAGCGGAAGAAACATCTTGGCCAGGACCTCCTGGCCGGCGGCGGTGTTGCCCTCGCCGATGTGCGAGACGATGTCGGCGGGCATGACGTAGGAGCCGGGTGGAACGTGTGTCGGCTCCATGTCTGCTCGACCGGGAGTCGAGGTATTGATCGCCCCGATGACCGGAGACATCGGATGATCAGGAATGCCGCCGCCGTCGGCGCGCCGCAGCCCAGGCGGACGCAGCAGGCCCGCCGCTGGGCGCGTCGGCGGGAGCTTCGGCATCGGCGGGGCGACGTGCGGTTGGTGCATGCCGAGCATCCGGCCGATCCGGATCGCACTGGGTTCGGGGTTCCACCCAGCCATCACCGCCTCACTTGTAATAGGCGACCTTGCGGAGGCCGACGCGCGGAATGTCGATTGTGATGTAGCCGTCTAGTTCCGGCGGCGCGCCGCCTTCGCTTGCGGACGCGGCTTCTGAAGCCGTGATTGGGCCACCGACCGACGCAGTGTAGGCGTGCGTCTGGACGGCGCTGACGAGATTGCCAATCGCCACGGTTATCGCCTGCAGCGCGGCGACGACGGGTTGGAGATCTCCAAAGGAGGAGAGGGGAGGCATCACCCGGCCCTTCCATCAGGCGAAAACCGGAACTTCACCGCGCCTAAGCGGACGAAGCTCCCCAGGTCTGATCCCTCCACTCGGAGACTGAAATAACGCCCGCGTGCGCGCGGGTCAAATGGGCCCGAGCTATCGGTGCAAGTAAAGGGCCCGTAAACCTTGGGCGGCTTCGACGGATTGTCGCTGTCGTCTTGCGTGTAAAGCGTGATCTGGACCTGAGCGCTGCTCTGCACGTTGTCCTGAAACTGACGCCAGCGGAAGTCAGGGCGACAGCGATCGACGAACAGGAAGTCCTCGCCTTCGCTGAGCAGGAACAAGCCGGTGCGAAACCACCAGTCCATCGGCTGATCGTCGGCGTCCCGGCCCGTCTCGTGCATCATGATCTGCGATGCCGTGCCCCCCGGCAGCGTCATCGCCGAGATGGGATGGCCCATCACGTTCATGTCGATCCAGTCGGAAACCATGAGGCCGCCCTTTACCGGAGGGCTGTTGGAGAACACGTCGACCGGCGTGCCGTAGTCCCATTCGCCAGTGACCCGGTTGAATTTGACGTAGGAATCGTTCTCTGGCAGCGCGCCCGCGACCATGGTCGCAACCGAGGGGAAGAACCAAGTGATCTCGTCAAAACCGGCGTTTGTACCGCAGCGAATTTTGTCGAGAAGATTGGTATTCAAATTCTGGAAGACGGCGTCATAGACCTCGCAAGGGATGGGCGCGACCTGACCGCCCGAAAAGGTCCAGAACCGATCGCGCGACATCCAGAACACCTGGGTGCCGCAGACCGCAACGGCCTTCTTGCTGATGAGACCGCATTCCTGGGCGATTTCGTTAAAACCCCATACATCGGGGTACCCGATGTACGTCATCAACCACAGGCCGACGTCGGTCCACAACATTGCCTGCATCGGCGTCTGCATGCCGCCGACGATCTTCGATCCGCGCGCGAGGCGAAAGCTGCCAGCCTGATTGCTCACTGCGGCTGTCCAGTCAGTGTAAGAGGCGTTGTCGGAGAACCGCACCAGCATCGGATCTTGCACGGCGGTCGTCCCGGTCGCGGCGCCGTACAGCACCAACTGCTGTTGCGGCATCGCCAGAAACATGCCTTCGGAGACCAGCGGCGCAGTCGGGATCAGTTGCGCCGTGTCTGCGCTCCCGGCCGTCCAAATGAACAAGCCCCCGCCCTCGGGCTGAGCAATCAGGTCTTGGCCAAAATTGACCAAGCACCAATCGTCGACCGGCGTGGGCACGTTAGGGCCGGTCGGCGTAATGGGCGTATCTTTGCCGTTAGAGATGACAAAGAGGCCCTGGTCGCCGCCAAGGGCGAGGTAATAGTTGTCGTTGAAGTCCGTCCATGGCCACATCTCGCGAATTGGCCCTGGCATTGTTGGCGGCACGAGACTCTGCCCAGGAATGGAGAAGAAGAACTTCTTCCATCCGCCCATCTTTTCTGCGAGCCCATCGCGCCATCGGAGGTTGTTGGACTGGCAGATGGCCGCCTGGAGCAGAAGCGGCGTCTGCTCGGCGTGGACCCCCGGCATCAGCTTGACGGTCATGAACGGCATGGCTCACGGCCCCGGTGTGGCGGGCGGCGTCGGCGGCGGCGCCTTCTCGGACGTCAATCCCATCCACCCGTGCACCTTCTTCCGCATCTCTTCGGCCTGGGCGGGAGCGAGCAGCGTCTGATAGTTCGTCTCCCACGACATCGATTGGCGTGGATCGTCGGCCGAGGCGCTCCAATTGTGCTGGTAAGCAGAGCCCGCGCACATCGCGGCGGCGAGGAAGAGATCCGGCAGGATCGCGGTCAAGACAGTCGTCTGCGTCCCATCGCCAGGGGCCGCCTGATAGAGAGGCGTCGGGCGGAATTTTCCGATCAATTCTGTCGCGTAATTCTGATCGGGGAAAGGCCCGACCAGGATCGAATGGTCGTCGTTCATGGCGTAATATTCTGGCATGCCCCTGGTCTTGCTCAGCCCGTAGACCATGCGCAGCCATTCTTTGCTGACGGGAACGAGCGGCACGCGCTCGCCCTGGTCGGCGGCCAAGAAAGCGCCGCCATCTATCTGGTCACCTGGATTGACGGCGATCACCCATTGCGCGGAAACCCCATCGTCGTACCAGACGTACAACTGAGCGTCAGTGGTGCTGAACCAGAGCGCGCCATTGGCTGGCGAAGGCGGCGGAGCATCGCCGACGGACGCGAGGTTGGCAGTAGCGCTAATGCTGCGACTTCCCTTGCTTCTCGGCGCGCCGCCGGAGCCCGGATTGGTCGCGATCACCCATTGGGATGAGTCGCCATCGTTGTACCAGACGTAAAGTTGCGCATCGCTGCTGCTGAACCAGAGCGCGCCGTTCGCAGGGTTCAAGGGTGGAGCGTCGCTGACTATGGCGCGCGCGGAGCCGCCGCTGCTTCCGCCGCCTACGCCCGCTGGGCCGCCCGTCCCCTGGTTGGTCGCGATCACCCATTGGGTCGAGTTTGGATCAACGAACAGAACATACAATTGCGCGTCCGTGCTGCTGAACCACAGGGAGCCGTTGACCGGCCCAGCGGGCGGGCCGTCGCTGATGATCACCGCAGCGCCGACGACGTTGTGGTCTGTGACGACGAGGTTGACGTCCTCCAAGATCAAAAGCTGCGGCATGAGACTGGAGAAGTCGAGCTTCGATGAGCCGCGCGTCAGATGGGCGATTTGCGTCGAGGTGGCGTAGAGGAGGTCGAGGTCGCGGTAGCACCGCTGTTCGGCTTGATCGATCAGGGTCTGCAGGATGGCGACGAACTGGGCGTCGGTGGGGTCGTTGTTAGGGACCGCCATTTCAATTGCTAAAGCTTGGCTGAAACTAGCGTAGGTGAACATGGGCTTAGCGCGCGGACGCGCCCTCCAGCGCGGCAACCTTGGCGCTCAGTTCGTTGACCGCGTTGATGAGCACCGCGACGATGTTCGAATAGGCGATGCCCAGCATCGGGTTGGCAGGGTCTCTCGGATCGCTCGGCTGCGGGGGCGACTCAAACACCACCTCTGGCAGCGGCTTAATGACATCCTGCGCGATCAGCCCCACCTGTCGCCGGGGATCGGACTTGAACTGATAGAACACGCCCTGCAATTGGCTGATGATGGCGAGCGCATCCTTGACCGGCTCAATGTTCCGCTTCGACCGCCCGTCGCTGCCGTTGACGATCGGCTGCGCAAAGGTGACGACGCCCGTTGCGCGGCTGATCTGGATCGGCAGGGAGAGCGACGCCCCAGAGTCAGAGAAGTTCGAAATGAAAAACCCTGATCCAGAGTTGGGGGGTGAGCCAGTCTCATTATTCGTGTCAGAACCCATCTGCCAGCGAACCGAGCCATTGTTCGTAAGGGTGATCGCCGCAAAGTGGGTCGCACCGGCTTTGTTCAGGATCAGATCCGCAGCGGCAGGATCAAACGTCCCCGGATACGGCGTCGCTCCCGCTCCGTTTATCTTTACCGGACTGGTGATCGTTCCAGCGGTTCCGCCACCAGTCGGCACGACGGCCCAAGCCGCGCTTTGACGACCATAAAGCTGACCATCGGTTGGCGCGTCCGCGAGGCCCCCCGAGCCGGAGTGCGCGTCGACATACTGCTTGGTCGCGGCGCCAAGCGGAACCGTGGGATCTCCGGCAAGGATCAAGGGGCCCGTCAAGGCGCCGCCAGTCAGGGGCAAACCACCCCCGCCGCCACCCTGACCAGTAGGCACAACCGTCCAAGCGGCGCTCTGACGACCATATTGCTGGCCATCGAGCGGGGCTTCTGGGACGCCGCCCCCGCCACCCCCCGACGAGGCGGCGCTCCCCCTCCATTTCACACCGTCCCAAGTCCAAGTTGCGCCGGCAGAAACGAAGGTCTGCCCAACTGTCGGGTTATTAGGGAAGTCGAGCATGGGTCATCCCCTCTTCTGCATGGCGGCGATCCGCCGCGCTTCACGTCGCGACGGGATGTGGGTCGCGCGGACCAAGGGTGCTGGCGGCTCCTCCGGAAGCAGTGCCGGGGGCGCGTCTGAACTAAATGGTATATTCGGCCCCTGGAGGTTCCAAGAACTTATAACAAGTTGAGCTTGATTGCCGAAATAAGGAAGTTGACCGCCAATTCCTCCAGTGAACAACGCCACTATAGGGATAGTATAGAACAGTGCGGTTGTGTACACAGGCAGGTAACTTAATCCGTCTGTGCTGATTTGAAACGAAAATGTCGTAGTCGTAGCAATGAGACGAACCCATATCTTGTTTCCAAGGCTTGGAATAAGGTAACCGTTTCCTGTCGGGAAAAGACTACCACCATCATAATTAAGATAAGCCGCATTAACAACGTTCACTAGATTATTAGCCCACCTAGTTTGATTATCATAACCCCCAATCTGCATCATCAGAAAACCAGTATTCACGTTCAGACTTTGCGACATCCCAACACCGAACGACAAATTGCCGGTATAACCAGCACTGGGGTCAAGGAACAAACCAAGAGAGGAAATAGCGATGTCAAGGGTATACGGAGGTATGGGTTGCGACCCAACACTTATTGCCGAACAATACTGACTTTGATAAGTCTGCGCGTTCGAAAGAGCCTGAAACGCCACCCCGCCTGGAACATCAACAAGCAGGACATCTGGACCTGCCGAGTATGAAAAGTTTACAGTGGCCCAGTTCGCAGCCGGTGGCGGCGGCACGACGAGCGGACCTCCGCCTCCACCGCCCCCTCCACTCCCGATAGCATTATCTATGTACAACCACACAAATGATTCAGGAATAAAATCTCTTTCCGCACGAATTCTAAGCGCGTTACACCCGCCAACGTGCGTCGTAAAACCACCCATGGCGACAATTGGAACGCCACCACCGGGCGCTACACCCGGCCCAACTTGAGGAACAACACCAGGATTAGTGGGCGATACTATATCACCACCCGGCATAACGGTGCATATGCCAAAGTCGTTTGAATAGCCATCAATTATAAAACCTGTACTAACATTGTAACTAGGAAAAGGATTCAAAGAATTAAGCGCCCAAATGAGCATATTCTGAGTTGACCATGTTACACCGTTGTCAGCCGATACATCCAAATATAAATTACCAGTAAGAACATTAGTTGCTAAACCACTAATGAACATCATCAAAGTGCCACCAGTCAATGGAATATTATTAAAAACAGCCGTTGTATTACCGGGCTGTATCATAACATTATCAATAACTTTGGTCCAACCCGATCCAGTAACACCCCCACCTCCGCCGCCACCGCCACCGCCAGGGGGAAGGCCCGCAATGGCTGTTGCGATGCTGTCATCAACATATTCCTTGGTCGCTGCGCCCAGCGCAGCGGTTGGATCGGCATTTAGAATGAGATTGCCGAGCATGGTCCCGCCGCCAAGCGGCAAGAACGGGCCACCCGACGGCGGCGTTCCCGACGCCCCGCCGCTAACCAGGACCCATGACCCGCCAGCGCCCGTGCCAGGGTCGTACCAGATCGTCAGTTCATCGACGGGAGGAGGGTTGAACCACAGATCGCCGTCAACCGGATTGGGAGGCGGCAAGGGGCCAATGGAAACATCGCCTCCGGGGGGTCCAGGAACCCCTGGCGGTCCCGCGACGCCAGGAGGTCCAGGAACCCCGCCAGGGCCGATCTGATCCCATTGCAGCGGATTGAACGTCCCTGGACTGACCGCCTGATTGGCGACGTAGAGGACGCTGTTGTAGGTGACGAAATCGCCGGTAGCGTAGCTCGACGTCGGCGAAAACTTCCTCACCGCGAAGTCGACTTCCCCGACCAGCACGGCCCATTGATTAGGGGCGAACGGCCCTGGCGCCACCGGGCCGATCGCGCACCAGAGGTCGCCATTGAAGATGACGAAGTCGCCGAGGTTGTAAGCCGCCGTGCTGGAAAAGAAACGCACCGCAATCAGATCGATCGGGGTGTTGCTGGCGTTGATCACGCCAAGCTGCAGATCCGCCCAGTTGGTGTAGAGTTCTCCGGGGAATCGTCCCACTGGACGGGCGAGCGGAACAGAACTCCTGATTGTTTGAATCCGATTCGTCATGGCTATCTAGCCTCTCGCTCATGGCGTCATATGACGCCCAATCGTACGATCATCTCGTCGGACGCGGTACACCTTTCCTGGTCAGACGCGCCACACTCTCCTCAAGCGCGCTGATGTCATTATAGCTCTGCATCGAGAGTGACGTTGAAGGAAACAGCCATCTGGCCTGCAAAAGCTCCGTCAACGCTCAGAACCGCGAGCAAAGAGCCATCACTAGCGCCGATACCTCCCTGCCATGCCAGATTGCTGTTGCCGTCAGTAGTCAGTATTTGATCGGTTGCGCCGCCATCAACTTGAAGATTGCTAGGTGAAACAGCCAAAGGCCCGGTCATTGTACCACCAGCCAACGGCAGATAGGCGCTCATATCGACAACGTTAGCGCCGCCGCCCGTCCATTTAACGCCGTCCCAAATCCATTGGACAATACCGTTATTAAACACGTCATCAACAGCAGGAGTGTCGGGGAAATAAAGAGCCATGTTTAAAGCTCCGCATTCGCACTATATCTAATGTTTACCCTTGCAGTCCCTACGGCCGTTGCCGATGCATTTACATAAAACATATTCCCTGGCGGTGGATCATGATTAAGTGACGGAGTAGCGCCTAGGTTTGTCGACGTGTTCCTTACGATTGTCATTGTTGCGGTCGCCCCAGTTCGTGGAGGGACTGGGCATGTGTTACTAAAATAAATAGCGTTGCCAGCATTTATTGCGTAAAGGCCATCACAATAAAGGGTGCCAATTTGGTAATATCTCTGACAATCTGTCATACATCTAGCCATCGACAGTCGGTTGAACGGCGTGGCAGCGGCTCCACTTTCAAATTTAACCCGCGTTATCGTTCCAGTGTTGAACTCGACTATGGTGTTTACGCCAGGAGTCAACGCTGGCGTGGTGAGGGGGCTCGCTGCATAAGCGCCGGTGGGAGCACCTTGGTAAACTCTCGCCTGCGCTGTTCCTGCCCAGGATAGGGTGTACGGACCGCCATCGATGACCCCAGCCTCGATGATCTGGGTCAACGTTCCTGCGGTAATCGTCACAGTCGTATCTGGAATCACCGCCGCGAATGTGTAGGTGCAGCCACCTGCGCCCGCCTTCCAGCGGTCATGGCCGTAACCGTTCATGATGGTCGGGACTGCGGGGAGCGCCGTGCCAGAAACGTAGGCGCGCTGATTGATGGCGAAGTTGCCGTTAATAATTAGATTTTCGCCGACGCCACCCCCGCCACCGCCACCAATGCCGCCAATATTGGCGTCAACATAATCCTTAGTAGCTGCGCCCAGACCAACAGTCGGGTCAGCGTTGAGAATAAGATCGCCTGTGAGCGTGCCTCCAACTAAGGGCAAGCAATCTTGCCCCGCAATCATAGTCCATTTGACCCCATCCCAAGTCCAAGTGATCCCAGTCCCAGCGTCAGTGAACTGCTGGCCTAAAGTTGGACTGGCTGGAAAATCAATCATTGCAACGCTTTCATGCTCTCCTCAAGCGCGCTGATGCGCTGCTCCTGCTCATAAACTTGCGCAGCAAGCTCTTCTACCGTTGGCACGTTCTCTTCTATCGGTGGCGTTGGAACACCTGGAGCCGGATTAGGTTCGTTCCCCTCCGCGAGCCACGCTTGATAAGTTTGATAGTCGCGATTGGCGGGATCAGGCGGAATGAACGCGCCATCTTCATCGCGGACAATATAAGCACTATCAGTCAATGTGTAGGTCATTCACGAAAGCTCCGCGTCAAGGTTAACTCCAAATGTAACTCTAGACGTAGCGGTGACGCCGGTAGTAAAACTTGCATTAATAATAGAATTTCCAGGAGTAGGAGCCGATACAAAAGCTAATCCAGCACCAGTACCAGTATACACTGGACTCACAGGCGTAGCAGTTGGAACTATTCGCTTTGGAACACAACCTATTGACATATATGTAGTGCTATTGCTAGTTACACCATTTATTAAGCAACCATCAATACGCTCAAAATATCGTTGACAATCTGCCAGATTTTTAGCCGCCGACTGCTGCTCAAACGGCGTCGCCACGTCCCCAACCTCCAGTTTAACGCCGGTCAGGTGAAGAAAATTGCCAACGCCCACAGCCGGGCTCACCGCGCCATTGGCGCCAACGATCTGACCGGTGGCGGTCCAAACAAAGGGAGGACCGCGCGTCGTTGCGCCGCAACCGAGATCAAAATAGACCCATAGCCCCACGCCAGTGCCAACAAAAAGATGATTGAAACCACTAGGATCGCCAGGAATCGTTACAGCGACCTTCGTCCAGGTTTGTGCCGGCGGTGGGAGTGAATAAGTAAATGGGCAGACTCGGCTCACAGTGCCGCCCCCCAGCGATCCGCCAAAGAGTCCGGTCAGGTTGGACCGAGCCCAAAACGATAAAGTGACCGGTGTCGCCCCATTTCCAAACCTAACATCAGCAAGCATGCTAGCTTCAATAGCATGCTGCCAAGCATTGGCTTCGGCCGCACCTAAAGCGAGATTAGAATTCGAGGCAAAGGCCAGATAATAATAAAGATTAGAAGCAAGAACGAGCGGATCAGTATTAGAGGGGACCGTGATCCGCTGACAGTTTGCAGCTCTACCTCCGTTCCTTACATTACGCCAACGATCAGCAACCATACCAGTAACATTCGTGCCCGTAACCACCGCGCCGTTATTACGCTGATCAATTGACATATCGCCATTGATGATGCGATTGAAGTTACTCCCAGCGCCGAGGGGAACATACGTTAACTGATCGGTCCCAAGCCTAGCCTGATTCCCCGCATCGGTTGAGATAGCGGTCGGCCCTGGAGGACCAATAGGACCAGTGTTACTAATCACCGGCACCCATTGGGACGAGGTGGCGTCCACGTACCAAACGTACATTTGCGCGCCGACGCTATCCCACCACAGATCTCCTTCTGAAGGGTTGAGGGGCGCTGTATCGCTGACAGTTGCGCCACCGGCGCCCCCGCCAATTGGAACACCGAGGACAGTCGGAGCGGCTCCAAAGTCAGCAACACCCGTAGCGCGGCTAATAGTCAGCGCGGGCGGCATGAGGTTGCCAACATCGCTGCAAGGAGTCAGAACGAAATTAGAGCCAGCATTCACTCCGCTCTCAGCAGTATAATCTGCGAATTGTACCTGCCAGCGGTTTACCCCGGCGGTCTGAGCAATGAGCGCCCTTGCGCTCCCCGCTGCTCCATTGATCACAACGCTGTTGTTGGCAGGAAACCGGACAATTCCAGTGAACGTGCCCCCCGACAAAGGCATGTAGAGAGCGAGGTCCGTCGCCATCGTCACGACGGTCCAGTCAAGCGGGTTGAATGGCCCCGGTCCAAAAATGCCCGTCGCGATATAAATTTTGCCGTTGTAAAGGACGCAGTCACCTGTGAAATAGCTCGCTGCGGCTGAGAAATGGCGCACCGCGATCAGGTCGACGGGCGCGTTCGTGTCGTCGATCACCCCCAACTGGTTGTCGGGCAAGTTCACATAAAGCTCACCTGTGTCCCGTCCGACAGGACGGGCGCCAGCGGTCGAGCTTCGCAGGATCAGAATGCGGTTCATGACCCCTCAAAACCTATGGGAACGTGCCTGCATCGAGGATCGCATTGTCGACATAGCCCATGGTCGCCGCATGCAGCGGAATGGTCGGGGGTCCAGCGAGCGTGAGCGCGCCGGTCAGCGTGCCGCCGCCAAGCCCCAGATAGCGTGTATCGGCCTCGGCCACCGTCAAGCCAGAACCCTCGACCGTGTCGAAGGCCGCGCCGTTCCAGATGACGAGATCGCCGTTGCCAACCAACGACCCACCGACGCCCAATACGCCAGCGGGCGCGAGTTCCGGCACGGCCGGATCGACGGTGACCGCCATGTAATAGTCGCCCATGGTTATCCCGGCAGGGGTGCCATTGAGGTTCGGGATGTTGGCCGCCACCTCCCAGGTCCCCCGGAACAGCCGAAGAGCAGCGATCGCGGTGTCGACGTAGTCTTTGTTCGCCGCTTCCGTCTGCAAGGTCGGTGGACCCGGCTGGAGGATCAGCGCGCCCAGCATCGTCCCGCCCGCGAGCGGGAGCCGCGACGTGTCGGAGGGATGGACGTGATCTTCTCGCGCCCAGATGGTTGTCGTGCCGACCGCCGCCACGCCATCCATCAGCGGGGCAATCGTGGCGGCGGGGAGAACCGTCGTCACATCGGCCGTGGTCAGGACGACGGGACCGGTGCGGCCATTGAAGCTGTCGACGCCAGTCGCCGCGCCCACCACGGGCGTCCAGTTGACGCTCGGCGGCGGGGAATTAGTGTTCGCAGTGACGCAGACGAAAAGCTCGCCCGCGCTCAATACGACGTCATTGACGGCGTAGCTCGCCGTGCTGAGCCAGAACCGGACAGCGAGCAAAGGTGTCGCCGCCGCGTTCCAGACCCCGAACTGCCCATCGGCGAAGTTCACCCAAGGTTCCCCAGCCGTCTTGCCAGCGGGCAGCACACCAGCCGTCGAAGAGCGGAGGATTTTGATGGTATTAGGCATGGCGCTTACCTTTCTTCAGAATGCTCCTGCGTCGATTATGGCGGTCCAAGCCGCGTTCAGTCGACCATAGGTGGTGCCGTCGCTCGGGGCATCAGGGATGCCGCCGCCGGGACCGACTGGGACCACCACCCAGGCGGCGTTCTCGCGCCCGTAAAGCTGACCATCGCTGGGGGCGTCGGCGATGCCGCCGCCTCCGCCGCCCCCGAGGTTGGTCCCGCTTATCGCCTCCCAATTGACGTTGGGCGGCGGCTGGTTGGTGTGCGGGAATAGGCAGCGATAGATGACGCCCGCCGAGACGACGAGGTCCTCGACCACGTAGGCGGTCGTCGGGGACCACCAGCGGATCGCCAAGAGGTCCATCGGTTGGGCGGTGTTGCCGTCCCAGACGCCCCACTGACGGTCACTGTAATTGACGTATGGCTCGCCATCCTGCCGCCCAGCCGGCCGGACGCCGGTGGCGTTGCTTCGAAGGATGCGGAGGACAGCGGGCATCAGTAATAATACCCCGCGTCCCACTCCAGGTCCGGGTCGACCGGCCCTGGCACGCCTTGCGGCCCCTGCAGGCCCTGCGGCCCAACCGGCCCCACCGGTCCGACCGGCCCCACCGGGCCCGCGACGGGCGCGTACCACTGGCTCACCAAAGGCGAGGTGTTGAACTGGACGCGGATGGCGTCGCCGACCGCTGGGTTCGGCGGCGGCAACCATCGCGCGAGATCGAACGCCCTGGTCGTCATGCGGGAGCCTGTTCGTAAGCGTTGAGCCAGCCGGTGTATTCGAGCGACACGTCGCCTTGAGGATAGCGGTGCGAGTACACGCACCAAGCGTGGCCGATCGGCGCGCCGCCGAGAAAGGTGAACTCGTGCAGGCAATCCTTCTCGATCAGGACGTGAAACGGACCTTCGCGCTCGAAATCGAACGCGACCGCGCCACCCGGCTCCCATTTCGTGACGTGCCAGTTGCCACAGAAGCAAATTGTGGTGTGATCGAATCGATGGAGGTGTCCGCCGACGACCTCACCCTTCTTGAGGCCCATGCCGCCCTCGCCCATGGCTCTTATGTACAGGCTCCCGCTCACCCACTCGGTCACCGCTCAAGCTCCTTCACCCGCAATTCCAGTTGCTTGATCTTGGCGATGGCGATGCTTAGCACCCCAGCCAGATCGTAGGCCTTCACCATGTTCGGTTCCGGGTTCTCGATCGGGTTGCCGTGAAAATCGAGATGCTGGGTGTAATCCGCGAGCGTCACCAGATCGGGCGCGCCGATCTCGACGTCGTCAGCGAGCAAGCCCCAGTGCACCCGGTTCGGATCACGCATCGGCCGATCGGTGTAGCCGGTCGCGGACAGCGGATTGCGCTCTCGTGGCGGCTTCAGCTTGTAGCGCACCGGGTTGAAGGCTTTGAACGCGGCGTCGACCTCATCGAAGTTGACCGGCGTGATGTCGGATTTCAGCCTGCTGTCTGACGGCGGGCTGACGCTGGCATAAACGACGCCGTTGAACGTGGTGGACGGCCCTACGTTGCTATGCATAAACCATTGATATCCGTAGCCACCGTTGCCGTTATAAAGGTACATCTGGCCCTGGGCCCCGCCATAGCCAGTGTAGCCGTCATGCATTTGGTAAAGCCCGCAAGTGCCTTGACCGATGGAGTTGACAGCCAGCACAACTGGGAGCGGGGACGGATTGTTAGCGCTGGTGGAGTCGATCCAGCGGTAGTAGTTCCCGCCAGACTGGTATAGGTCGATACGACCGTTCTGAAGAGTTATCTGGCCATTGATTGGCTGATCAAATCGCCAACTATAGCCATTCTCAGCGGTGATATGATTGATGTTCCCGGAGCCATAGCCGATATAGCCAGTGCGGGTCGTGCCGTTGGGGGCATAGAAGCTGATCTCGCCGGTCTGCGCCGTGCTTCCACTATGCAACTGAAGCGAGCCAACGCTCGCATTGGCGCGCACCGTCACTGTGCCAGCCATGGTCGCCGCACCCGTCGTACTGAGTGCGCCGTTAATTATAAACGTGCCAGCGTTAGCTTGTAGCTGATTAGCCCCTGTCGTCAGCAACGATACAGTATTCGGCCAGAACAGCCCAAGCCCATTGTTGGCAAAATTCAAACTGCCAGTCATCGTACCGCCGCTGGCGTCAATAATATCGTTGGCTGCCGTGCCAGCATTATTCAAGATCTGCGGCTGCACGTCCCCAGGCGGTTTCTGGATGTACAGTACATATCCACTAGAAACAAGCCTTGTGCCAGCAAAATTCACTCCTGCAAGAGACGGAAAGTTCAAATCGCCGGTCATCGTATCGCCAGCGAGATTAACGAACGTCGCCAACGCGGTGGACATCGATAAGCTTGGGCCCTTCGTCAAATTATACTGACGTGCGCCCTCGTTCCACCACACGATCCAGCCGCTATCAACTGACTGCCCAGAGAGACCCGGAACATTGGGCGGGACAACTTCTGGCAAATTCGGGTCTTGAGTTTGGATAAACCACGTCCAACCATCCTGCGGGTTCATGCTCGCAGGGTTAAGATCGGGGTAGTTCAGAGATGGAAGATAAACGCCTTTCCACAACGCATTGGTCGTGATTGCGCTATCAACATAAATCTTATTCGTCGCCTCTAAAGCAAGCGTAGGCGGAGCCGCTGGTAAGGTGAGCGGCCCTGTCATGGTATCGCCAGCCCTGTTTACCTTCAGCGCCTCCCACAGAAGTATGAGAGTATCGACGTAATTCTTGGTCGTCGCCTCTGTATTGAACTGTGCATCGCGAGACAACAATAAAGGCCCAGCCATCGTGTCGCCAGCTTTGATCACATAGCGTGCGTCACCATTGACAGTGTCGATGATATCTCGACCGTTCAGGCCAAAAACATTGGCGATCTGCGGCTGCTCGCCGCCGTTGCCTTCTTGCAGCGTCAACGGCCCGAATGATGATTGATAAATCCCAGAATTATCGGCAAAGAGAACTTGACCGCCGGGGCTAAACAACAGATTGCCGGTCATCCGGTCGCCAGCGATCTCGACAAACGTCGCCCGCGCCTCCTGAATGCTGAGCGACGAGCCCTTGACCATGTCGTAGGCGGCGGTGTTCGCGTCCCACAGAATGCGGTCGCCGCTATCGATCAGCATGCCGCCAATACCCGGCAGAAAGGCTGGCGCAGTTTCAGGCGCGTTCGGATCAATGGTTTGCGCGATCCACGACCACCCGTTGAGCGGGTTCATGACGCTGGGCGTCAGATCGGGCGTGTTTTGCGCCACATGCCACACCCCTTGATAGAGCGCGCTGGCGGCAATGCTCTCGTCGACATACTGCTTGTTCGTCACCTCATCGGGACTGGTCGGCGGGATGGCGATGTACAGCGGACCCGTCATGCTGTCGCCAGCACGGTCCACCTTGATGTTGTTCAGGTTGGCGATCCCGGCATCGAGTTCGTTGATTGCCGGGACAACCTCCTTCGCCGCCGTCGTCATATTGGCGACGTCGTCGCCCATCACGCCCCGGAGGGTGAGCGAGGTGACGGGAAAGACGTCGTCGGTCCCGGTCACGATGTCCGCAGGCTGCGCGACCGCCAAGCCCAAGGCGGCCTCTGGCAGGAAAGGCGGCGCGGCGGGGATGAGGGTGAGGGTGAGCGCGGACCCGGCGGGCACGTTCACGAGGCCAGGGACATCCTCGCTGGCCAGGATGACGCTCAATGGGTTCTGCGTCGTGCCGTCGCCGGTCATCGTCCAGTCGTGCTCGACGACTGACAGGAACCCGATTTGGCTCTTGGCGTAGTAGATGATGAATGACTTGGCGTCGGCCTCCGGCGGATAGATGAACTCGATGAACTGGCCGGTCTGATCGAGCACGAAATCGATCCCCGGATCTTGCTCGACGCCATCGACGACGACGTGCAGATCGGTCACCTCGCCAGCGGTCACCGCGAGGCCGGTCAGGCTCAGCAGCGCGAAGCTCGTCGTCACCCCGTCGAATGGCAGCGTGGCCAGCTTCTCGGTCAGCACCAGGACGGGCGCAATGTCCTTCGGGTTGATCGTCACGCTGATCGCTATGATCGCGCCAGCCGCCGCGCCCTGCAGCAGACTGACAGTCTCGGTCGCGACGTCGATGATGTAGTCGCCCGAAAAGGTGGCGCTCCATGGCGCGAGCTTGACGCCGTTGAGATAGACGTCGACCCCTTCGTTACCCGCGAATATCGCCGAGAGGCTCTGGCCAAAGATGTCAGGGGTGTTGATGGGGAAAGCGGTCTGCGCCGCGATCGCCTGATAGTAGAGGGTCTGCGAGGCCTCCGCCCACACCCTGGCGGCCGGGTGGACGTGATCGGCGCGCGCCCAGGTCGGGCTGACGCCGATCGCCGCGTGGCGGCCTTCCACCTTTGGCAGCGTCGTCGAGCCGACCGGAATGATGATGTCGGCGGTCAAGGCGTAGGGGGCGAGCGTAACGGCCCAGTCAGTGATGTCGTTGTGGTCGAGAACCACCGCGCCGCTGCGGCCCGCCACCGAGCCAACGCTGGGCATCCAGGCGTTGTTCTGGCGCGCATACCACCGTCCGTCGGCGGGCGCATCGATGAGGCCGCCGACGCCCACGCTGGGCGCTCCGGACCCGACCCCTGGCGGCGTGCCATAGGTGTAGCAAGCCTCAACCTGCGACCCGACGCCGACGCTGTAGACCGGGTGAACCCATTGGATCGTACGACCGGTCGTGGTGAAGTCGGGCGGACTC